ACGATTCCCAGATGTCGCACTGTGGGCATCATCCCCAGATGTCGCACTGTGGGCACCATACCCAGATGTCGCACTGTTGGCACGATTCCCAGATGTCGCACTGTGGGCACGATTCCCAGATGTCGCACTGTGGGCACGATTCCCAGATGTCGCACTGTGGGCATCATCCCCAGATGTCGCGTTAGATTTTTTGAAAATACCACCTTCTTTTGCTTTATTCCAGATAAACTCCACAGAAGCTTTAATCAGAGCAGGTAAGTCAATTTTAGCGATAATTTTGATTGTTTCTACAGCAACTTTATCTTCTTCTTTACTAGTAGATCCACTTCCTTCCACTTCTGCGTAGATTGATTCTATTGGTTTATAATATTTCAAAACATCAAGTGGATTTTCACAGAAATGGAAACCATTATTACAAGCCTTTATTTCTCCATCTTGGTGGTATTCTTTACCTTCCTCAAACTGGAATTCTCGACACTTCATGTCCTTATCGAATCCTTTGTACCCTTTTATAACTTTTTTTGCCATACAGCTATTTTTTAGTTATTAACATAAACATCATCACTAATAAAAATATACACGGAAGCCAGAAACAGAATAAGTAGAGAAGTTTGTCTGATCCTCTCATTTTTGGTGTCGGAAACGGCATACTACTTATTTATAAAAGTAAATCCTTTTTTAGTAATTTCTTCACAAAAAGAATCTTTTATATTATCAAAAACTGTATAACCTTTTTCGTTTATTGTGGCAATTCTGACAACCTTATCTTTTCCAAAACATGCATAACCACCAAACTCTTTTTCTTTTGTTGATTCTGGTAAAGTTATTGGTTCATTAAAATATTTAGATACTAACTTTTCTAATCTATCTACTCGGTCAAAAAGATTTTGATACTCATAAATAGTTTTGAAAATAGCACTAAAAACAAATTTGCTTGAAAATAATGTACCAATAAAGAACATACATGCAACAAAAATTATAAACAAAACTTCACCAAATGATTTATTATTTTTTTTCATATTATCCTTTACACTCACCACAATCTACACCTCTAAAGTCTTCAAATTGGTTGTCTCTAATTTCTGTAACAGTGCACATCCCATCGCTTGTTATTTCTCCACCAAATGTTGCACATTCATCACGTTGTGTTTCTTGAATATTCGGTCCAATAACGACAGGATCATCAAACAAACTTATAAACTTGTCCTCTAAAGGAGAAAAGTGAAAAATAATCACTAGTACACCAATAACTACTGCAAATATTACTTTAATGTTGCTCATTGTTTTTATATTTAATAATAATTTCGATTCTAGGGTTTTTTGAATCAATAAAAAAATGATCTTCAAACCCAGATACGACATTCCACGTGTCTTGAGGTATAACTTTTGCAAGTTGTAAACCATCAAAAATCCACTTTTTACCTGCGCAAACATTGTCAGGGTCTTTCTTTTTATTTTTACAATACCAATTGAAAATAAAATAAAGTTGCTTCCCTACTTCAAACTGAACACCTTTTTTTACTTGTTTTCTAGTTTCCCAGTAGACAAGATCAGTTGCTTGTTTCTTAGTTTCAGCACCAACAAATCTATTACGATTAAGTGCTTTTATGTAAGAATTTAAGTCTGGTAATTCACCAGGAATTGTTATTAGTAATTCCATACCGTGTAGTTTAGTTAATTTATTTCTAATAATCAATCGCTAGCGAATAAAAGATGTGGATAACTTTATCCCTCCCTTATTTCCCAACCTTCAACAGAAAGCCCTTTATTTCTAGCATGGTCAATCATCCCTTGCGCCATTTCTTTTGTTGAGAAAGTCTCATGCCAAGCAACGCCTCGTATGCTGTTGAACAGCCAGAAATGAGGTTTTTTCTGTGTATCTTCACTATTTACTTTTTTGTTCTTTACTATTCCCATAGCTTTATTGTACTTCGTCAAGATATTTTAGTATTGTTTCGATTCCCCACTTTGTGATGTATCCTTTAGGATTCTTTTTATTACTTTTCAAATCCCATTGTATCATCTCAAAAGCTTTTTCTATTTGCTCATCTGTGTATTTCCTAATCTTAACAGCAGGAGCAAGATTCCTGTTTAGGAACTCTCGCCATTGTCCTTTTGTTGTGAAGTTAGGTTTCTTTTCATCAGCGTACTCTGCAATCCATCTAATATGCGCTTGTGGGGACTCTTTCATTTTTGTTACAAACTCTAGAAGTGTGTATGGATCGTTATCATCAAGTTTTTTAGTACGCTTTTTTTTAGGAACTTTAGGCAAAGACGCACCGACAGGTGCAGATGTATTTATATTACCTATACTATCCTTACCTATCCTATGTGTACGAACCGTTAACATTTCGTTAACGAACCGTTTACCTTTCGTTTCATCAAGTGTGTAAACACCGTTATCTTTAACGAATAACTTTGACCTTTCTTCAAGATATAAAGTCGGTCTATACCAGTCTTTTCTTATAAGATTGTTGACTTTCCAGTGTTTAATAACAACTACACCATTTTCAAAAGGTAGTATAAACCTTTTTCCTGTGAGAACTCGAAGTTCATCTTCGGTTGATCCAATAACCCTCATAACCATCTTTGGATTAACAAAGCCGTCATCATCTGCTCTCATTCCAAGTTGGAAATAGAGAGCTTGGGTAGATGGTGGCATTTCTAAAAATGCATCACTAGTTACAATATCCGGGCTGAACATCCTTCTTTGAGACATACTAGTTCTTGTAACCCTGTAAACGAGTAATTCCATCATTGGTTTTAAGAAGCAGATCTCCTTTACCAAGAAGCTTTTCAGCGCCCTTCTCATCAAGAACAACCTGACTATCAACTTGCGTTGCTACACGAAAACATACCCGACAGTTGAAATTTGCCTTGATGTCACCGTCTATGACCTTCACAGATGGTCTTTGAGTAGCTAAGATGATGTGGATGCCACATGCACGTGCTTTCTGCGCAAGAATGAGGAGATTTTCACGAATCTGCTTACCAAAAGTAGACGCTCTGAGGTCACCATATTCATCAATTACAACAAATATGTAATCTAGATCATTTGCTTCATTTATATTTTTAATACCCATTTTTTGCATTTCTGAGTACCTTCGATTCATTTTTTGAATCAGTGAGTTTGTGTGTTCAAGAATAATTCTAGAATCAGATGAGTACACGACAGCATCTTTTTTGTACTGTGCAAGCTCAACCATTTTAGGGTCAAAAAGCATAAGAGCACTATTTGGTATGTTTTTAATCTGTGAGATAAGACTGTTCAAAAAAACAGATTTACCTGATCCAGTAGTACCAGCAACAAGCAAGTGTGGAGCTTCCCGAATATCAAGACGAACCACTTTACCTGTAATGTCCACACCCATAGCAAGGTTAAATCCATCACGTCTGGACTTTTCCTCTGGGAATGTGCGCTTTTCATTTGGTACTTCAAAACCAACAAGCGATGAGTTTGGAATTGGCGCAAGTATTCTTATACCAGAAACACCAACTACTTGCTCAATATCTTTAACATACCCATCAATCCTTGACATTTTTATTCCAATTGAAGGTTCAAATCGATATAGTGTTACATTGTAACCTAGAACTTTTGAATCAAAATCAAGAGCAATACCATGTTCAGCTAACTTCATTTTTATTCTGTCTTCTGTTTTCATTGTTTTATAATTAAGTGTTTTTGCAGAAATAAACTGCTTGGTAACGGTTTCTAAATACTTCTTCATTGATCCATCCTTCTGTATTTTCTTCTTCAAGAACTCGGTAATATTTTCTACTTTCATACGTTTAAATGCCTTGTCTCGCTCGTCTGCATTGTCTAGTCTGTAGATATACGCAAGGAGCGAAACTTCATTGTCAAACATTGCGCTTAAGTTAGGTAGGTAGACTACTTTACCAAGTAATGAATCAGTAACGTCTTGGTAGAGACGGAAGAAGAATTCAAAGAGTAATGGGACATCTTCATACACAATCGTGTACTCACGAGTTTGTGGTGTTCCATCACTATTTTTTGATGACTTACATTCACGGAACGTTATCTGATATGGTTTCTCTCCAAGCTCTTTTTCAACGGTGAAGTACGATACTGCTGCTTGAATAAGTTTTGCGCCATCAATTTTATCTTCATCAGAATATTTTCCGGTAATTTTATGGTCATCTATGCAAACACGCCCCTTAAAATCACGGTAGACAACGTCGTTGTAGCACACAAGAGGAATGGGTAGTTCTTGACCATTAACATCTACTTTGTGCTTCAACTTCTTTTCAATAATGAGTGTTTCTTTAGCTCTCTTTTGGTAGTTGTAGTCCTTGATGTACTCAAAGTACACAAATGAGTACTTTTCTTCAAGCGTTTGCCTATCTTTGATTGTAGAGGAATAGTGAATAAAACCATCAGCGTACTGGTCCAAATGCCACTTACCACGCTCATAACCATGCTTGATTGCTTCTCCTTCATCTGCTGGTGTTGGTATATTTTCTTCACCACCTAGATATGCTTGTAGTGCCTTATGAACAACGTCACCAAGAACACTTGAAACACTTTTTGCAGTATCAATAACATCACCATTTAAATACCGTACAGCAAACATAATCGGGTTATTACACCTAAGTGTAAACATCGAGTAGCTGTAATGATCTAATGGGAAGTTTTCGTACTCTTTATTTATCTGCTTCGAGCTGGATTTCACTTTCGGTGAATCCTTCATCATCAACACCGTCTTCTGTGACTTTTTCATGTTTAAATTGTCCCATTGTTAGTTCTCCTTCTTCGACCTTTGTTTTTATATCTTCAATCCTTGAATCCTTAGTTGTTAGTTCTTCATCAATGTATTGCTTTGCAAGTTCTTCTGGAAAAGCCATACGAAGTGCGTGCATTTCTGCAACTTTTGCAATCATTGTTCTTGGTTTTGATAACCACAAATCACGTCCTTTTGTATATTCAGAGAAATACACAGTTGCAGAGAACTCCCCCACAACGCCGCCAGTGTTCTTTTTTACTCCAACAGTGCAAGATATTATGTATTCTTTGCCATTATCATCTCGCTCTATTTCGTAAATAGGTGCAGTTTTTCCGCAATAAAGACCAGTCCTCATAGCAATCTTTCGACTATTATCAATCGAAGTTACAAGAGAATATCCTTTTCCAAAAGGAATTGCATAGACATCTTTCTTGAGAAAGTCTTGAAACGTATACCCACGGATCATCCCTTCCATCAAAGCTTGCTTCATGGTTACTATATCTAAACCTTTGAAGGTTGTAGCAAGTAGCGCTCGAGAAACAGACTCATTCGAAAGTTCTTTTTTGAGTTGTAGATTTATTGTTTCTACAACAGAAAGTTCTTGTTTCATAGGTTAATAATTAAAAATCTTCAATAGTGTTATCGTACTCATCCATGTCAGGCATAGTACACAAACAAGGACGAGTGCCGATAGGTGCCATATGTGGCTCATTTTGGTACACACGTTCGTACACGACTTCTAATCCTGTATCGTTACAGATTTTGCATTGGAAGTCTTCTGTGTCTTTTTCCATAGTTTTAGTGCTTTTTGGCGCTGTTTAACGCCCTTAATTGCTAATTTTCGGAAGTAGTCTGGACCATGCTTTTCTAAAAGTTTTGCTCCACCACTTCCACGCTTTTTTTGTTTCATTTCGTTTAAATTAGATAAATAATATATCGACCTGTTGTCATTCTATCCTATCGCTAGCGATTGAGCAATAGAGTATATGTGGATAACTTAAAAAGATATAAAAACCTTATGATATAATAGTTTTATGAACGATTTGTTATTACAGATGCAAAAATACGGCTTCGAGATTGCACCAGATACCGGTATGCAAATTGCAATCAATGGATCAGGCAGGATATACAAATCACCGAATGATGTACCTAAGCTGCGAGTACACGCAAAGATTGCAGGGAATAGAGTACAAATCCATTATGATGGAGAGAGTGAAGACGGAGGACACAGAGGTAGTAAGTTCCATGCTCGAGCAAATCAAGTACGATTACTTATAAAATATGTTGAATATGAGACTGATGTCTTTCCTGGTAAAAATCTTATTGCTAATTTACCGCCATCAACAAAAGTTTATCAAAACAAGTACATGAGACTAATCATTCGCAAGTTATCCACAGTGACTAAGTATATAAAGCATGCTTATACTACACTCATAACAAAATAATATTATGATACGAGTCAAACATTTTACACAAGCACAATGCGAAGAAGCTAACAAGTTCATGGAGGAGAATGGAGCAAGGATGCAGAATGGTTTAAATCTTGGTCCTTCCGGTATTTTTATAACATACGAAGACGGAACATTCACAAAGTCAATGAAATTAGCGCAACTGTACGAAGCTAAAATCAAGAATGACACGAATCATCTTACACAGCTCATCTCTTACAATTCAATCAAGAGCAGACTGGATGAGACAAACGAGAGAAACACAGAAATTGAAGCAGAGATGAAGAAGCTAAAAGGTGATCTCAAGGAAAGCAGTAAAGAGTACGCAACTATTAAGCCACAGATTGACTTACTCAAATCAGAGCTTGACTATAACAAGAATGTAATCATTGCTAACTGTAACAATCAGATAATGATGTCAAAGGGTGATATTGATAAGGTCATCTACGAAAATCAAGAGATTGAACGAATGATTAAACGAGAGAAACACAGAAATTGAAGCAGAGATATTGAACGAATGATTAAAGATACACAAGAAAATGCTTAAATCTATTCAACCAGAAGAAGTAGTACAAAAGAAGTATACTTTTGCTTTTGAAACAGTAAGCGGCGGTAAGTATTCGTTTGATGCTGTGGGTGGTGACGAAGAAGAAGCACTTAACAAACTTTGTGAAGATATACGAGAGGTATTTAATGACATTCGCCAAGAACTTTTAGAAGAAAAGGATTTGCGTGTCGAGTTTGTTGGTCCAGAAGTTACTCATGTGATAAAAAAAACAGAAACAAAAAAAGTTGTAAGTAATTTCAAGCCAGCAAAAGCAGTAAAACAAGTAGAACCAGTCGAAACTCAAATGGGGGTAGTCATAAATCACCCTAAGAGAGTAAATAATCCTGGTTTTCAACCAAAGCACAGTACATATCGTGAACCAGTAGACTAATATGCAAATCTATCTTAAAACTATTCCACATGACCAACAGCGATACGATACGTTAGGAGACTATCGTGGAGGAGTTATCTCAATCTCTAAATTAGGAAAAGAAGACTACGAGTTTCTTATTGCACTGCATGAGCTTATAGAGATGTACTTAACAACAAGAGAGGGAATAGCAGAGAAAGACATAACTAAGTTTGATATGGCTTTCAAGGGAGAGGGAGAGCCGGGAGATGATAGGAGTGCTCCATACTACAAGCAACATCAAATAGCTACAAGAATGGAAAGACAGATGGCGTACGAAATGGGGATTGATTGGAATGAGTACGAAGCATTTTTAAATGAGTTTATTAAAAAGCAACATGAAGATAAATAACTTTAAAAAGAAACCAGTTGTTAGTACTTTCAAGCTTCCTTCAAGAGCAAAGGCGGCGGCTAAAGAGGTATCAGATATTATCAGAGCAGGTGGAGTGCCAGTAATGGGCAAGGTGATGAAGAAAGTTGGTTATGCAACATCAACAACAAAAAGACCAACACAATTAACACAGAGCCAGGAATTTCAAGAAGCTATTGATCCAGTAGTTAAGCAAATGATTGCACTGCGCAATCAAGCAATGAAACGCATGAAAGAAACAGCAGACAAAGCGAGTTATCGTGATGTAACAGACTCACTGGATAAGTTGACTAAAAACATTCAGCTTCTTTCTGGAAAGAGTACAGAAAACATTGCGTCAAAGGTTATTATTTTACCAAGTAAAAGAGAAGAATAATATGACAAAATTATTTATTTTCTTTAATAGGCGTGAACATTATAAGAATCGTCTTAAGTTGAGAAAAGGTAGTAGTATTTGGTTTTTGTTCTCTAGGGTTATTGATAGAAAGTATAGTTATAAAACTAAAAATCATGATTGTTTAGTATGGAAATTTAGAAACCATATTTATTTAACAGAAAATAACCAGTTACAAACATATATTAAAAAATAATTGAAGATTCTTTAAGGACTAATAATTTATGGAAGACCCTAACGCACCAAAAAAACCTGAGCTCACAATTGAAGAACAAAGGATTCTCAACAACAACGAGATTCGTGCTTTAACACGTAACAAGAATGTCAATAAGCATATCAACATTGCAAACGCCATTGTGCGCAAAGCAAACAGCAAATTTATTCTTGGTAGACAGTTAGATCAGTGGAGATATCACACACAAGAAGCAAATAGACTTATTGAACGATATGAATCAAACCCAATCAAGTAACATGGAAACAACTAATGAAAAACTAGCATACTGTGGTGGAATAATGGATGGAGAAGGTTCCATTGGTGTACAAGTCGCGAAAGTCGGCGGATTTAGAAGAACTCCTTCTTTTAGAATAAGATTGAGGGTTGCTATGTGTGATAAAGAAGCTGTCTTTCTCTATAAAGAACTCTTTGGGGGTAAAGTAAGATATGTAAAGAAAAAGAATATTAAACATAGAAGTGTTTATGAATGGAATTTAAGATCATTTAATGCTGTCAGTGCACTAAAAGAGTTATTACCATATCTTTTAGTTAAAAAAGAAAGAGCAATTTTGGCTATTGAACTAGGAGAAAGAGTAAGTTCTAATAAAATGACAACCAAAGGTATCTTTGGGCTTGTCAGAACCCCAAATGAAGAGGTTGAAATTAGAAGAAGCCTTTACCTAAAAATAAAGAAATTAAATGAAAGAGGAGTTAAATAGTAAAAATTCTTGGTCAGCAAATCCAGGTCCGCAAGAAGAAGTACTCACAAGAAACGAATTTGAAGTTGGTTTCGGTGGAAGTCGTGGAGGTGGAAAAAGTGAAGCTGGTCTTGCTTGGCTTCTTTATGATTCACATCATCCAAAGTACAGAGCGCTTGTTATTCGTAAGAACTCTATTGACCTGAAAGACTGGTTGGATAGAGCAGAAAGCTTTTATGCACCGCTTGGTGTTGTACGAAAAGGAACAGAACTACATTTCCCTAAAGGCGGAATCATTCGTACAGGTCACTTGAAAGATGATATGGCATATTCCAAGTATCAAGGTCACGAGTATTGCAGAATGTTGATTGAAGAGCTTACACAGATTGCTAGTGAAACAAACTATGTTAAGTTGATTGCTTCTTGTCGTTCTACTATTCCTGAATTAGTACCACAAGTGTTCTCATCTTTTAACCCAGATGGCCCAGGTTTCTTCTGGGTACGCAAAAGATTTAACATTGAGGGGATACCAACGAAGCCTATTATCACCGTAGACGAGAAAACTGGGCTATCTAGAGTGTTTATCCCATCTCGGTTGAGTGATAACCCATTTTTGAACCAAGACACACGCTATAAGTCATTTCTTGACGGTTTGCCTGACGGTTTACGTGAAGCATGGCGTGATGGAAGTTGGAATGATCCAGTAATTGAGGGTGCTTACTACACTAAAGAGCTACAACAAGCTCGTCATGAGGGAAGAATCAAAGCTGTTGCATATGATCCATCACTAAAAGTTCACACTGTGTGGGACTTAGGAATATCTGACGCTATGGCTATTCTGTTTGTACAGCGCACAGCAACAGAAACACGTGTGATTGATTGTTATCAGAACGAAAACTTTGGATTGAATCACTATTGGGCAATGTTACAGCAAAAACAAGCTGATAAAGGCTATGTGTATGGCACACACTTTGCGCCACATGATGCTAACAAGCGAGAATTGGGGACAGGAAAGACGTTGATTGATACAGCAAAGGCTATGGGGCTTGAGCTTACTAAAATACCAAGCATTTCTGTTGAAGACGGAATACAGAAAGTACGCTTGATGTTTCCAAGACTGTATATCAATGAACCACTGTGTGAACAGCCATTAAACGCATGGCTCAACTATCACAAAGAATGGGACGAACAAAAGCTTATGTTTAGTAAAGACGCTGTGCATGACTGGTCATCCCACTTTGCAGATACTCTTCGATATTTGGCAATAGTCGAGCCAGAAATGAAGAATGTAACACGTGAGAGTTACACACCAACTAATCGTTACCAGCGTCCTGGATTAAGTTAAAATATATGTCAAAAGAAACACGCGCAGAATACATGCGAGAATACAAAGAGAGAAATAGAGAGTACCTTAGAAATTACAAAAAGAACTGGAATAGAAAAGTAAGAAAGCTACTAGCAAAGCCAACGATTAAGTTTGGTACTCCTGAAAGCCATATAATGAAAAAAGAGTTTTCACCAAGAAGAAAGAGATGTACTGGATGTGAACAGTTGCTTGAAATAGGGGAAATACATAACACAGGGTTTTGCGCTCGAATCAAACAAATGTAATATATGCGACACGTAACAGCAGTCACAATCAGATGTGGAAACGAGCTATGTAGTGAAACCTATCAGATTTCTTTATCATCTAACAAAGAAAGACATGATGATGAGATTAGATTTGCTGACTGTCCGCATTGTAGACATGCACGAGATGAAAAGGCATTAGTTGAATACTGGGGTAAAGAGCGCTGTTGGGGGTGTCATATCCCATTTTTAATATACAGAGAAGAGGCAATGGGGCTGTGTTATGTATGCTACATATCAAAATGGAAGCAAAAAAAGCTTTTCCTTTCTAAAGTTACTCAAAAAGGTATTATTTAGGCACTATGGACTCCACCCAACATGTTCTAACAGACACCGTTAATCTTGATGATTCATACAAATCAGTAACAGAACCATCACTTGAAGACGCAGTGCTCGATATTTCTTTCAATGCACTTATTACTTCGCAAGAATACAAACAACCAAGAATGAATCAGATTATGCAGTTTGAACGACTGTATAACAACGACATTACACCGAAACTACGCCAACTGTTCAACGTACCTGTACCAGTATTCTCCGGAATGATTGACACCATGCTTGCTGATTTCAATGATGAGGTTAACTTGAAGTTCAAGCCAACAAATACAGCACAAATGCTCATCACGCCTAAAATTCAGGCACAGTGGGAAGCAGAGCGTGACTCAATGACTGCAAACGCATCTTGGAATTACAAAGCTCGCACAGACCGTTTTAACGCTTTGATGACAGGTCGTGGGGTACTTTTAAACTATGCGGAGAATGTACCAGAGTACAGAAACATTTTAGAAACGATTAGTCTTGCAGATTTTCACTTCCAACCAATGGGTGGAGGAATACTTGAGAATCACCTCTTTTGTGGTCGAGAGGGAATCATACGAACACTCGAGGACATTGTCTCAGATGAAGCTTTTGATAAAGAACAGCGTACAAAACTAAAGGACACAGCATTTTCAAGTCCTGATTGGATGCAGATAAATACTACATATGGGACAAAGCTAACTCGTTTTACATCTCTTGCATTAGATCCAAGCAAGCACACGTATACAGGTTCAAAAACACTTAATCTTTGTGAGTTTATTGTCACGTATAAGGGTGTGCGTTTCCTTTGTACATTCGAACCAATAACGAAGATTTGGCTACGAGTAGAGAAATGGACCGATATTAGACCATCAGGGCTTTATCCATATGTTTCTTGGGCAACACACGAAGATCATAAGAACTTTTTGTCTAAAGGGTATGCAGATGACTTGTACTGGGTAGCTGATGCCATTATTACAATGGTTAACCAAGAGTTAACGAATCGTGAGAAGAAGAATTATAACGCTCGAGCTTTCGATGAAGACATGTTTACAGACGTGCAGAAGCTTGATGAAGCACAGTATATGCCAGATACGCTTGTGCCAGTGAAAGTTGGTGTAAAGAACATTCAGCAAGGTATTTATGAGTTCCAGACACCAGAATTGCAAGGGACAATCAATCTTGTTGGATTTATGTCCTCATTCCTTGGCCAGCAAGTAGGAATCAGTGCGACATCACAAGGACAAGCACAGAAAGGCGCAAAACCAACTGTAGTTGTTACTGAACAGCAACAGGCTTCAAAGCGTACTGGCTTACGTTCTGATAGCTACAAAGAGGCGTATGCACAGCTTGGAGCGAATTATATGGAGTTCTTGCGTGAATACATGCCAACAAAGATGTCTATTCAGATGATTGGAGAGAATGGCTTCATCGAGGAATCAGAATTGAAGCGTATTGATGTAAGACGTGCAGGTATCATTGGTGTTTCAGTATCTTCCACATCAGAACAAGAAAATAGAGACAATGTTAAGCGTCAAAGCCACATAAACGCCATTACAATGGTTGCACAGAATCCAAACCTATCTAAATACGAAAAGGAAGTAATCTACCGTGATATTGGTCAATTTGATGATAATGAGGTGTCGTTCTTGCTTGATTCACAAAACTACGAATCTAAGAAGCAGGTTGCGCATGCTTCAAAGAACATTCAAGCAATACTACTCGGTAAACCAACTGATATTTACTACGGCGCACAGGTAGAGTACTTAACATACATTGAAAACTATTTGATTGATAACAAAAATGCAATTGGTGGAAAGGAACAAGCATTTGTTGCCCATCTACAAGAGATGTTCCCAGTTGTATCAGCTAATATGCAACGTAAAGCACAGCAAATGATTATGAAGAAGAAACTTGAGTCATTCATGCAGCAACCAATGCAACCAGGACAAGGTGGACAACCACAAGGAGGTCAAGGAGTTCCATCAAGTATGCCAAATAGTCAAGCAATGGGACAAATGAGTGCGCCTGCACAACAACAATAACTATGGGACAAGAAACAGATAGACTTATTGAACTACTAGAAAAGTACTACGGAAATGACCAATCAGGCATGCAAACGCTTGCAATGCTTAAAAGAACACCTGCAATCGTTAGACAGTATGAAGTTTTGCGTGAAAATCCTATTGTTATAAAAATTGCCGGTGAGATAGTGCCAAAGCTAGAAGTTGCTTATGAAAAACTTACAGGAAGAAATGCGTACACGCTTGATGATATGGAGCGTGCAATGCATCTATGTACCATTGCATGGGGTGAATGGTTCTTAAAAGCGCTTGGTGAAGATCCAGAGAAAAGAATTGAATCAGTGCAAAATCATGTGAAGTTATTAGCAGAGCGTGCCGGTATCCTTTCTAAAGGATAAGTGTTTACTACACTGTGTACATTATGAAAAATAAAGTTTCATCAAAACCAAAAATGGATACTGACGATAAAAAGTATTCACGAATGGGTAAGAAAAAATATTAAAATTTATGGCAAAAAAAGTAGCATCAGCAAAAAAAGTAGCATCAGCAGCACCAGAAATGGTTGACCATGTTGTTACTCAAGAAGACTTAGATACAAATCCAGCTCTTAGTGAGCAAGGTATTGTAGTAGGAGATACTATACAGATTCCAAGTGAGGAAACTGTAGCGCCAGTAGCACCTGTTAAAAAGGGTGATGTATCTAAAGTAGTCTTTACTCTTGCAGATCGTAATGTCAAATCTCGTGAGTTTTCAAAAGAAGTTCACGGTGATGACTTTATGTCTATTGCAGATGAGTTTGCAGAGACAAATGCAAATATCATTGTAGAAAGGGTAGACCTATAACATCTTAGAGCTCTCAAGGAAACTTGAGGGCTTCATAGATGTCTGTCGGGACATCGGTATTGACTCCTCGTCAACCTAAAATGAGGGAAGGATGAACAACTTCTAAAAAGCAGTATTCATATGGACGAAAAAAGAAATGAAGAAGCCAGAGAAGAGTTAAACTCCGAAATGGCAAAATTTGGTCTAAAACCTGAACCAGTCGAGACCAACCCAAAAAAACCAGACGAGCAGGAAAAAGAAGAGCCAACCAAGGAAACTGAACCAAAGAAAGAGGAACAACCTGTAAAAAAGGAAGAACCAAAACCTGAGGATAAGAAAACCGAGGAACGCCCTAAGAAGTACATTCCAATCCCTCAATACCAAGCAGAAAAGGAGGAGCACACTAAAGAAGTTGCTTCACTCAAAGCTAGAATTGAAGAACTAGAGAAAGGAGAAGGCACTAAAAAGGAAAAGACTGATGCAATCAATGACGAAGTAAAAGAGTTCGCTCAATCACTCGGAGTTGAAGATCCAGAAGTTCTCGAAAAAATCCTTTCATTTGTAACTCAAGGAACTAAAAAGACCGTGAGTGAACTTGAAAAGAAGATTGTGGAATTACAAGGCAAAAAAGCCGAAGAAGACCATCAACTTCAACTCAAGAAAGAACAGGAACGATTCGACAACGAATGGAACGCATTTGCTTCATCTGAACTTAAAAAGAACTATCCTGATGCAACCCCTGAACAGCTAGCGGAAGCTAGAACTATGATGGATGAGCTCTCACATTCAAAGGATTGGCATAAATACGACTTAGACTACATTTTCTTTAAGAACAAAAAAGATTTCGATGATTCCATCGGGATTAAGAAATTCAAAGGTTCTGGGGCAACAAAACAACAAGACATGCAATCACAAGATAAAAAGTCAGAAACACCTACGTTATCCGATAATCCAACACCAGAGGAGATTAAAGCGTACGAAAGGAATATGGCAAATGTATTAAGTGGTGGTGTGCTTGCTCAAAAGCCAAACGAGAGACTGTAGTATTTACAAATACTAAGTTAATCAAAAATGTCTAGCAATCCTAACACAAATGTGTTCAAGCAGACCTGGTCGGACCAGTATCAGCTTGCTCACTACAAGACGCCTTCTTACAAGGCTATTGCGGATGAATCAATTCGTCCAAAACTTACAAAGGGTCAAATCTACCACCGTGACTATGACACTGACTTTATCGTCAATGACATGGGAGGTGATGGAGGTTATAACGACCAAGCATGGACAGATACAGACGAGACACTTACAGTGAACTATGAGAAGGAAACTTCTTTCTTCATCAAGGATCTCGATCTCTTCCAAGCAAACCTTCCTCTTCAAATGCGAAAGAGTCAGAAGGCGATGAATGCAATTTTCTTGCGTATCGATGCTGATGTTCTCTCACTTGCATACCAAGGTGCAGGGTCAACAATAGATGATGGAACTCTTGCTGGAACTTCTGGAAACGGAATCACAGCATCGGTTGGAAACATTCAAGCAATCTTCTCATCAGCAGAACTTGCTCTACGTCTCCAAAACGTCATTTACAATCCATCAGCACAGTTTGATGGTAAGTTTAAGCGAGATACTGTAGACAGTATGCCTGTAGCTGTTATTTCAGCGCAGATGTACTCAATTCTACAGCAATACCTCGGTGGTAAGGTTACAAAGCTCGGAGATGATGTATCACATAGTGGGTTCGTAGGAACTTATCTTGGATTCAATATCTTCGTTTCTAACAACCTTGCTTGGACAGGTAATCTCGTTCTAGCAACCAATCCGACAGATGGTGATACATTCACACTTTTAAACGGTGTAACCCAGTTTGGGGTATCTCAAGCGCTTACATTCCGTTTCAAGAGTACACCAGTTGCTGCCGGAGATGTTGTTATTGCATCAACCGCAGCTAAGACAGTTACTAACCTTGTAGCAGCTCTCACAGCACCGTACACAACGATTGCTAACACAGCAGATACTGGTTATGTAGCTCTTACACAATCTTCACTTACAAACACACAACAGAAGCTTTTCATTGGTTCTGTGGCAACACAAACCAACCCAGTTTCTGCGTCTGGAACTACACTTAAACTTCTCCTTACAGGACAAGGAAACGTGCCGGTAACAGCAGTGATGACTACTGCAACTAACCTTTGGACATTGGCTACACAAGTGCAGCACAATATCTTTGGTGTTAACAAGTCAATTTCTGTTGTTATCCAAAAGGCTCCTAACTTGGATATTCTCCAAGCTAATCCTCAGGCTAACAGTGGAAACAGTGGACGTGTTGGTTCAGACTTCGTTACGTGGACAGCGTACGGTATTAAGGTCTTCCGAGATCAATCACCTATGCTTGTTGATGTACAAGTTCGTACTGATTCATTCACAGCAGCACCTGCTAACGTAGCTTAATACTAATTCTTAAAAACCTATGACTAAAATAAATTTCATCTTAGGAGTTGTAGGAGTAGTATTGGGTGCTTACTGCCTTGTAGCTCTTACAGGTCAACACAGTGCTGGTGTCGTTGGTGCTCAAATTGGTACAGGAGATACTCGTACTAATCCTATGTGGTTATACGGCGGAGTAGGTATCGGTTCATCAGGACAAGCGCTTAATAATCTTGTTTTTGGAACATGTACCTTAACTGGACCAACAACCTTAACAGCAGGAACTTCTACAACTGCATCAATGAGTTGTGCTGCGACTGGGGTTAAGTCAGGGGATGTTATCAGTCTTGATGCACCAGCAACTATGCCAGCTGCATGGACAATTGTTGGAGCGTCAGCGTCATCAACCGCAGGAGTAATTACAGTGATACTCAATAACCAGAGTGCCACTACAACTATTCCAAGTACTGCAAAAGCTGGTATTCAATACCAAGCAATGCGTCCTTAGTGAATCCACTCTATCAAGCAGAAATGCTTGATAGGAATGGGTGCATTAAACCCAAATAAACACATTATGCTAAATTTTAATAAACAACTTGTCGCTGTAACTGTAGCCTTGTTAGTCTGCTTTGGTTTTTATTCATTAACACATCAACAACCAATGTCAAAACTTGGTGATGGGGTAAATATATCTGCAAATTTTACTATTCCAACACAAAATAGTGTCACTGTTGGTTCTTCTACACTTATTGTAGCTACAAGTACATCAAGAAATTATTTGTTAATATCAAATGATAGTTCAAACGTTGTTTATTTGGGTATAGGGTCTCAAGCTGTTATTGGTAAGGGCGTCCGTGTACCAGTTAATGGATCTTATGAAATGAAGTTGACTACAGGGCTATTTACAGCAGCAATTTATGGAGTTTCTTTGGCTTCAAGTTCTGTTTCTTATGTAGAATCAACAAAATAATAATATGTTGTTACAGCCAGGACAACAATTTACAATAGTGCGACAACTAGGACAACCTGGTGATGCAACAACTTATTACGTAAAAGCAATAGTACGTAACTCAACGACCGGAAACATTGTCAGTACTGTTAATTTAACAGACAGGACAAATCAAAGATTTACTGGAATACTACAAGTCCCACAAGATCCATTAGGTTTTGGTTATTACTTAGACATAACAACATATGTGTATACAGATGCTGGGTATTCCACACTTTCTGATTTATATACAGTTGAAAATGTGCCATATCTTGTATTTGATAGATTGACACTAGGTAAAAATACAAGCGGTGGAGGGGATTGGACCGACTACGAAAAAATTAATAAAATGATTAAAAAAGCAATTTCTGAAATTGCTTTTCCTGAAATTAAAATACCAGAACAAAAAGAAGCCGATTTAACAAGCATTGTTTCTTCTTTAGAAGAAATATCTGTAAAAATAAATGGAGATGTTGAAAATAGTATTACTCCTATTGCAAAAAAACTTACAGAACTGCAAAAAAACGTGGAAAAAAGCATTTTTGGACTAAAAGAAATAATAAACTCACGTAAAGAGTTTACAGAAACAGATATAACACCTATTTTGTCTAAACTAATTGAGGTTAAAGAAGATATCGTAAGCAACGTTCAAAAACACGACAAGCACGAAATTACTAAAAAAACTGTGGAAAATACTGCAAAAGAAATTATTGATACACTTGAAGAAAAAATACAAGGGATACAAGAATATTACGCACCTGCAAATGAGTTTATTGATAAAGTAAAAAACACTAAAGTGCAAAAGGAAAATAAAGAAGATTTTGTAAAAAGTAAGTATTTAGCTCGCGCAGGAAAATTAATTGAAAATTAACCATGAAAAAATTTTTGTATATAATTTTAGGGCTAACAATTTCAATACCTTTTGGTTATTCTCAAACAATAAATCCATTGTCATTTTTAAGTAGAGTATCTTCTACTGATAAAACTCCTGGATATTTGTTATCTAAATTTGTTGCAGGATCAGGGGTTATTTTAACTCAAAATAACACAGGAGGAAACGAAAGTATAACAATATCTGCAAGTTCAACAGGGGGAGGAGGTTCTCTTTCCGGTGGTGTTGCAAAATGGTTAGCTTACTGGACCTCTTCTACAACTCTTTCTGCTGTTGCTACAGGCACAGTAGGCTCATTCCTAACAGCTTCTACAAGTGCATCAGGGTATGACTGGACTGCTTCTTCTACAGTTTCCTCTCTCCTCAACTACTGGACAAAATCATCTAATAATCTCTACTACACAGCGGGGAATATAGGGGTAGGAACTACAACACCAGGTTATCCTTTGACAGTGGTGGGAACGAGTAGTCTTGCTACTACAACAGGAGTGTTTTGGGACATGGGAGGGCAAGTCTATAATGTCAAATCTTATGGAGCGAAATGTGATGGAGTAACTGATGACACCACTGCAATCAATGCCACTATTGCTGCAGCTGCTTCAAGCACTGGTGGGGTGATTCTTTTCCCAATCGGCAGATGTTTGCAAAATGGAGCAGTAATAATTCCGTATACAGGAGCATCCCCTACTCAAGTACCGCTACGGTTTACAGGTCTTGGTCAGACAAACAATGGGTATTGGGCATCTTCTCCAATAAACGGAGGGTCTATTTGGGATTTGAGATATGATGGAACAGATGGTTTGCACCCTGCAAAGATTGATACTCGTGGTGCTGGAACACTTGAAATTGACCACCTCACAATAGCTTCTGGTGGTACAGATAACTTCCTTATCATGCAGACTACTAATACGACTGTGTTCGTGCATGAAAATGCCATTATTGGTAATCCAAATAATACAGGAGATGGTAATCTACAAGATTTCCTTCAAATGGGTAGTACAACAGCAACTATTGGGTCTGGAGCAGGGGCTCCATTTCAAGGATATGGTTCAGTTGTCAGTAAGAATTACTATAGCCACATAAGAACAGGTATACGTTTCGGCAACTTTGCTAATGGTATTGAAGTAGATAACGAAACATACTCTACAACATGTGGTTCTTCAAACGCCTCAAGTTCTCCTTACTATTTTGCTCCAGGTGCTATCGGTTCAAATGGGGGAAACAGAATCAACGGCTCTACAATTGAAATGACCCACTACTCTTACATGACTGTTGTTGAGGGGAATAGTACATATAACCGATTCAATGATATGGGTGGATATGACCAAGGTTCTCATACAGCAGGAGGTTTTTATTTCAGTTCGGATGCGGTTATTAACCGAGTCCTTATTGGTTATTGGGAAAACAACCATCCTATCGTTAGCGGTGCGGGCAGTGCTCACACGACAATAATAGGCTCTGCCCCGGGTGAGCCTTCTTATTTTCCTGATGGTATATCAGGTGACGGTATCCCTGCTGTTAATCAAGTAAATACATGGACAGCAAGTCAACACTTTGCATGGCAGTCAACAATATTTGGACAAGGAAATTCAAGTTCTACAAAAAATTACATACTACTCGGAGACTTGGATGATAACAACAATGTTTGGCTTCAAGCATTGAGTGTCAGCAACCCAGACATTGGTATAAAGATGATGACCAAGGGCAATGGTGCATTTGAGATTGTGAATGGAAATCTGTATGTTTCATCAACAACTGCTAATTCATTATTCGGAGGAAATCTTAAAGTGAATGGGGAAATCAGTAATGCTAATGGCGATTTGAAGTTGCAAAACATGACGACATATCAACTTATTCAATCGTATAATAGTAAACCTCTTGTATTGAATCAGTTTGGAAATAATATTGGTATTGGTAGCACAACAACGCCTTCACAACCCCTAACAGTAATAGGCAACCAATATCTTGGAGGTGCATTGTTTGATGGTTCAAATGCAAGTGGAACAAACGGAATGATTCTTCAATCAACAGGTACTGGGATACGTTGGGTTGCAACGTCCTCTGCTATCGCAGCATATACTGGGACATATCCTATTATTGTTAATGGATCTACGATTTCTTCTGGATTCTCAACATCAACAGTAAACAACTTTACAGCACAAAATACATTTACTACTGCTTCTTCAACTGGATTCACGGCCAATACCCTATACTCAACATTGGCTAATCTTATAAACGCATCAACAACAGGATTGAGTGCTTCTCTTCTATTTGTCAGCTCTACTTCAACACTAGCAACGACTACTATCAGTGGGAATCTAGGAATCGGTACACTAGTTCCTCAACAAAAACTTCATGTTAATAGCGGAGTAACATATCAAGGTATTCTTATAAATGGAAATGCTGCTCCTAATGTTGGTTTTGCTTCAAATGCCGGTCTTACACCAATATGGAAAGTTGGATTGAGTGGAAATGTTGGTACAAATCTTTCAATTAGTTCAGGGGCTGCTAATACTGATGTGATGAGTTTTAGTGGAAGTAATGTGGGAATCGGAACTACAACTCCTGGCTCTAAATTAACAGTTCAAGGCAACACTCTTCTACAAGGTACAGGAGTACTTAATCCCCTCACCATCGCCTCCTCAACTGGTACTACTCTGTTTCAAGTATTAGCTAATGGAAACGTGGGGGTAGGCTCGTCATCTCCTTCATCTCTCCTTACTGTCGTTTCTACTTCTTCTATGCGTGCTATCCTACCAGAAACCACTCTCACTTACGATTTAGGTGCTTCAACTTCTCGTTGGAATAGTGGCTGGATTAATACTCTTAACTTAGGCACTTCTACGTTTTCTATTGGTCAACCAACTACAAATAGACTAGGGTTCTTTACTCTAGCAGAAAAAGCAGGTACGGAAGCTCTTTCAATCTTCACTGACGGTAAAGTAGGAATTGGGTCCACTTCACCTTCTGACCTTCTTACAGTTCAGGGTTCAATTAACGTCACAGGTTCTGTAAAGGTAAACGGTGTACCTCTTTCTGCTGGTTCTGGTCTTACTTCACTTAACGGTCAAACAGGTTCTACGCAAACATTCGCCACTACGACCGCGGGTACTGACTTTTCTGTCACCTCATCAGGAGATGTCCACACTTTTGCTATGCCATCTGCTTCTGCTTCTGCAAGGGGTCTTCTTACTTCATCAGATTTTACTACATTTACCAACAAGCCTAGCTTTTCTTATGCTTCTTCATCGTTTGTTGACCTTATAAGTAACCAAACAATAGGAGGGAATAAGACGTTCACAGGAACTACTAACTTAACTAACTGGACAGGGTCAAATGGTACAAGTTCAGTTCTTGCAGTACCTTCATTCTTGTCATTCTTAAACGCTACAGGAACAGGGTTGACACTAACTAACTTGTTTTCTAGTAACTCACAATTAGGAAATGCTACCGCTACTACCTTCTTTACAACAACAGGTTCTTCGTCACTTTTCCGTATCACTAACGCATCTACTACTAATCTTAGTATTTTAGGTCAACTTAACGATATAAACGGTACAGACGGTCTAGCTGGTCAAGTTCTTCTTTCTACAGGAACTTCTACACAGTGGACATCTACCTCATCACTTGGAATAACAGGAGGGGGAGGTTCACTATCAGGAGGGACAACTGGCTTACTCGCTCTATGGTCATCTGCCACTACACTTACCACATCTCTTTTTATAGACAACGGAACAGTAACAGGTATAGGAGCGACATCATCAACAGAGCGATTTAACATAGCTTCTACTACAGGAAATACAATGTTTAGTGTTGGAGTAAACGGTCAGTTAAGTATTGCAACCACAACCGCAGCTACTACCACGCTAACAGATATTAGCCTTCCTTCGTTAGTACAAAAGTGGTTCTCTGCTACTGTACTACCTGGACTTGAAAAGTTGTTTGTAACTCAAGCCTCAAGTACCCCAGCTTCATTTGCTTTTGACGAAATGTCTGTAGCACGTTCACGTATTACCCCTGGCAGTGGAACTACTTATAACCTCGATAACGTAGGAGCAGTAACATCAGGATGTACAGTTCTAAAACTTGCTCCTTCTGCTGTATTAAACGCCATATTTGCTTCATATCGCATCCGCCACTCATCAGTTGTTACAACCCCTAATCAAATTTGTGGAGTATTTGTAACAAATGAAACACAATTCTTTAGAGGCGGAACAAATACAACGCAAAACATAGGAGGATTTAACTTTTTTGCTCGTGTATCTATCGACAACTGGACAGCAGGAAACCGTCTTTTTGTAGGGCTAACTGCTTCTACCACACCAATATCAGGAACGTCAACGCTTGCAGGAGTACGTGACACTGTAGGATTCGGTATCCACCAAGGAAGTACAACGCTTACTTTAATGTCAAATAATGCTTCGGGTAACGTCACAGAAACAACGCTTACGGGCGTTCCAGCAATACAAGCAGGTATGGGGTATGATTTATATCTTTATGCTGCACCAAATAGCGATAGAATCTCTTACAGAGTTGATAATGCTTCTACATCTCAAATAATGACTACAGGAGTAATCACAACAGATCTACCTACAAAAACAACAATGATGCGACCATTTGCAGCAATGAGTAATGCAACCAATACACCTGCTAACTCTGCACAGTTTGGTATAGCAAGAATTATTATTGAAACAAGAAAATAGTATGACAGAACCAATTACAAGCGCAACAATATCAAAATGGATAATATTAACCCTTTGGTCAGCACTAGGGGGTATTACACATGCCCTTGTAGAAAAAAGAAAGGGCGGTGTTAAAGACTTGTTAGATGGTTTTATTCTTGCGCTCATTTCTGGGTTTGCAGGGCTTATGTGGGGATTAGTTGCTATTAAGTTCTACCCAAACGACGTGATAATGGTTTCTTTTGCAAGTGGTTTAGGGGGCTTCATGAGTTTAGAGGGATTAGCAATTATGGCGACATACATTAAAAATAAATTTTATGTAAAATGAAAACAACAAATAAAAAATTCAAAGTTACACATGGACTTAATCCTTTACCAGAGGATAAGCGAGATCTAAAGCACTCTCAAGTCTTTGGAGTATCACCTACAAGTTTACCAACAACAAGTTTTGACGTGTTTAATGGAAGTGTTATTAAAAATCAATATGACCTAGACTTTTGTGCAGGCTTTTCTACGTCAGAAATCAACGAAGATATGCAGAATAAGATATTCTGCCCACTATATCAGTTTGCAAAAATAAAGCAGGTTGAAGGAGATTTTAGAACATATGGATCAGATTTGCGTACCGCATGCAAATCTTTAGTTAAGTTTGGTTCACTTCCAATTGGAAAGTCGCCATATATACATGACCCAAGCAATTCTGAATCAAAGTCAAGAGATTTTCTTGCAAATTGGACTAATTGGCCACCATCACTTGATATTCTTGCAGGAGAATTCAAATGTGGTTCATTCTTTGCAGTAGATGGACCATATGACAACTTTGACAACATAAGAAGTGTTCTTTGGCAGAATAAAGACGAACATAGAGGGGTAGAATTTGGCGTTATGTGGCGTGATGAGTGGACATACGCACCAAATGGAGTAATACCAGAAGCAAAATACAAAGTTCCAGCAGGAGGAGGGCATGCTCTTAAAATTGTTGGTCAAAAGATAATAAATGGTGTACCTTATCTTACGGTACAAAACTCATGGGGTACAGATTTTGGGGACAAAGGATTGTACTACTTCCCACGTTCTGTTATCAACATAGAAGTAAAAAACATGGGGGCGTTTACCATGAAAGACATGGACGCAGCAACCGCAAAAACGTACATTGCGTACAATTTAACAACACAAGATGGAGTGATGGCAATGATTGTAAAAATCATTTTGTCGCTCTTTAATGACTTTAAAACACTATTATCATGACAGGCGCACAAATCTTGGCCCTAACCGGCAATCTATTAGGAGGAGAAAATATCGATCAAACATTTGGTTTACAAATGCTGAATGTTATTCGTGCTTATGTAGAAATGCGTAGACCTTGGCAAGTTCTTAAAAAGAAAGACACATCTGTAACCATTACAGGAGCAAATACCTACACAAATCCACTTACTATGCCGTCTGATTTTAGAATGTACTTGGGGGATGGAACCATACAACTCTTTGATGGCGCAAACAATTTGCAATATTGTACAGAAGTGCCTTATGAGCAAATACTTGACTATAGACTCGATTCTTTTAAATTTGCGGCTGATTACGGAGCAAAGCAGTTTTATATTACAGGTGTTGTGCCTGGTAGTTTTACTGTATATCAGTGGTATATTGCAAACTACGGAGACATTACAGCAAGTACAGCGTGGTTACGTTTCCCAGAAGAGTACCACCCACTACTTGCATATGAGCTCGCTGCAATGTGGAGGCTTGGAACTGATTATGATGATGTGAATGCTCGTAATGCAGATGATAACGCAAAACGTGCAGATATGATGTACCAAGCAATGAGTAAATGGGATGCAAGGCTTGCTCTATCTGCTGTTAAAAATCTTGAATATCCACAAAACGTTCAAGGTAGAAATACTGGTGAAGCATACGGTCCACGAGGTACACTAAGAACATAATATGGCAAAAAGATCACGCGCAATACCACCATTTGTAATAGGAAGTCAAGAAAGTGAGTCAACAAAGTGGCGTGGATTAAATACAGCTGTAAAAGATAGTCGCTTTCTTCTTCGTGGTGAAACATCAAACGCTCTAAACTGGATTACAGGACGCAAAGGAGATCATATCGAGCTAAGACGAGGGCAAGCACTTTTAGGCACTAATAGGCGTGCAATTTCAGGCAACAGTACGAAAGTAACAGGATTGGGTGTTGGTACAAAGATAAATGGCACACAAATACCGTTCTTTTCAGCAGGAAGAAGCATTTATCATTATGACTCTGCAACTGATACCACTGTTGAAGACAATACAGCAAATATAATGCCAGTACTTGCAGATGGGGAGGATGTTAGTTTTAATCCTTATACTAACCTTGCAGGATCATTTATGTACGCTACATCTAAAAATACACCTGCATACAAAATACCAGTAGCAAACCCTAGTAATGCCGTAGGTCAAAATGTTACAGACTACCGTTTTGGCTTTGCAAAAATAAATAGAAGCAGAATGTACGGAATGGATAGAAAAGGTGTTATTGGTACGTCATTTGATGCTACTGGCGTGTATCTTTCCTACATAGATAAGCAAACATACAGTAACTATCCTGCGCAACAAGTAAATTTGCCACAATTTTCAGGAAATGGTAGCACTAAAACCTTTACTGGGTCATCTCTTGCTGGAGCATATCAAGGAAATGTACAAACATATTTTTCTACAATCTTTGCAGCACCAATACAAGCAGGAACTGCAATTTCTGGAATTACACAAGCAACAAGCGCTGTAGTTAATTCTGTAGCACATGGATTATCTGTTGGAGATTTTGTTATGATTCTCGCTGTTGTTGGAATGACACAAATCAATGGAATAATAACTACGGTGAGTGCTGTAACAGACGCAGATCACCTGACAGTGCCAATTGATTCTACAGGATTTACCGCATGGTCAAGTGGCGGAACTATTTATAAGTGTGAAGTATTCAATGATGATCGAAGTGGACTACTCAATTCAAACTTAGGAGGAACAGGAACAATCAACTACGCAACTGGTGCTTATTCTGTAAAGTTTAACACAACGCCTATAGCACTTGCAAATGGTGGAATTGTAAACGTAAACTATGAAATTGCAACAGTAGGTGGTATTTTAGATTTTTCTTATAATACAACAAGCCGTGTTCCCGGTACTGGTAATCTCTTTAGACAAGATGATGGTGGTGGTGTTGGGCAAGCTATATGGCCATACCAAGGTGTTGAGTACTGTTTTCATAAAATACGTTCTTGGGTACTAAATGCGCTTGATACTACAGATACACTGACAACAAACCTACCATACTATGAAAACATTGGTATTCCTTACCCTCGAGCAGTATTTCCTACAGGTGAAGGTATTATATTCTTGAACAATGCTAACCCAGCAGAGCCAAGAGTTTCTATTCTACAAATTCCACCTGGAAGTACTAACCTGACGGTTGTACCAACACCGTTATCCACAGATTTGGACTTGTCAGGATTTGCATATGACTATTGTGTTGTGTATCGATTCGGAGAATATGATGTGATGGAATGTCAAAATTACACAAATGGTGCAAAAGATACCTACAATTCAGCAACATTTATTCGAAATATTTATTCTGGTCTTTGGAATCAACTGGACTATGCTTTTACCTGTCTCGGTGAGTATAACGGTACGCTTGTTGCAGGGGACAGTCTTTCACCAAACTTGTACACACTTTTCTCTGGTTTTGATGATGACGGACAGGTAATCCCTAACTATTGGGACTCAAGCTACACAGATTTTGGTATTCAGGGGCTTAAAAAGGCTAATTACTTAAATGTACAAGGGCTTATTCAACCTGCGCAATCACTCGAAATATCAATATCACTAGATCAAGGAGCTTATAACCTTGTATATACCATCACAGGAGATGGTGGGTATGTTTCTCAAGCTAATCCTGTTGGTGTCGGAAGTTTCACTATTGGAAGTAATGTTGTCGGAGGTGGAGGTGGAACAGTGTTTGCAAATCAATTTGAACTTGATATTCCAATCCATACCGACTTGTTCGAATACATTTCATTTCAAATAAAAGCAATAGGTGTTGGGTACGTGCAAGTGGATAATGTCGCTTACAAAGATATACGTCTCAAGCGAAGACGTTTACTTTCATACCAAGACCCAGAAATTGGCAACTAAACTTTCTAAACAACTTATAAATAGTACAATTACAACAATATGTTACACACTCTACTCAACAAAATAGGTCTTGCAATCATAGCTTTTGGTTCACTTTTTGTACAACCTACAGTTACACCTCAAACTGTTGGATCATCTGTGCCCCTAGTCCCAGCCGTTTTTGAAACATCATTAAGTGCTCCAATTAGTACATCTGATACATCAATGACTCTTTCAAAAGGAACTTTGATTGATGGTTCTACCCTATCTGGGTATGTGTGTTTCACTGTTGATAGTGGTCAACCTAACCTAGAATATATTTGTGGTACCGCTTCTGGTACTGCCGTGGCATCACTTACTCGAGGAATAAACCCACTTAACGGTACAAGTAGTGTTTCTGCCCTTATTTACAGCCATAGACGAGGTGCAAACGTAAAAATAACAGACTACCCATCACTTACGATATTAAGTCGTATGGCAGCAGGGTTAGATGGTCATCCTGCACCAATACGGTACGATTCTAATGTTACCAATGCACAAATCATAGCGGATTCACGAAATTTGGTAAATTATTCGCTTTTAGCGGCAACGGCGATAGCTGGGGGTGTACCAGCATCTATAACAACGCTAGGTATATCAAAACTTTCAACGGGTGCAGCTTCTACGACAAATCCTATAGTAGTAGGTGATAACGATATTCGTCTTACAGGAAAATCAGGATCAGCTTTATCTTCTACAAACCCTCCAATTGATTTTAATTATACTGCAACTACTTCTACTGCTTCTAGAGTAGTATTGGCGTCAACTACTGCAAAAATAGATAATTCATGGATTAATACTGGAACTTCGTCAAATAACATAGTGCAACTTGATAACTCCGCAAAGATTCCTGCTGTGGACGGTTCACAACTTACTAACATTTTAAATACTTTTTATCAGTCAACAACTACCGACACAATCGTATCTAACATTACAACAAAAACAGTTGCCACAACAACACTTCCAGCAAATACCCTTACTACTAATAGAGCTATTCGTATAGTTGTTCTTGGACTTCTGGCAAACCGAGGAGTTGCTGCAACAAATTCATTTTCAATTTCTTTAGGTGCATCTTCGTTGGGAAGCTGTGGTGTAGGTTATGCCGCACCACCTTCTGCTTCTACATCTACAATTCAAGTTACTGCAACAATTGTTGCTAATGGAACTAGTTCTCAAAGGACAGAACTAATTTGTAATACAGTTGCTGGAGCAGGGTCCGCAACGGTTTCGAATGTTGTTCAAGAAGCAAATACATCTATCGACACTTCAACACAGCAAAACCTTACTATTTTAGCAAATGATACTTCTTCTAATCATTCAGAAGTTTTGCGAAGTTATCTTGTAGAGCTTATAAAATAACTTATGGCAGAAACCTATAAACAACCAGCAGGACTTCCTATAGCTCCAAACAAGCCTATTACACCTGTTTCGTCAGCTACACCAACTGCTTCAACACAGCCAGCTAAAACACAATCACAATCAAGCGTTGTTACTTCATCAGCTCCTGTAACGACACCGCCACCAGTTACACCAGCAACACCTACAGCGCCACAAGGAGGAGCTCTTCTTTACACAGGAGGCGCTGCAACAAGTGACGGTGGAGCACCAATCGGGTATCGTGATGCAAATGGTAGTGTTAAGTATTTTCGTGATACAGCAACTCCTACAGCAACAACACCAAATGTATCTGGTGCAGAAACAACCCTAACACAACCAAAATCACAAGCAGACTACCAAGCAGAAGCCTATAAAAGTGTATTCCCTGAATATTCAAGTGCAATTTCTGCCATTACTGATAACTATACAAAGTTAATATCAGATGCGGAGCAACAGGGAGAAAAGAACCAGGGTGCTGCTCGAGCACAGGGTGCAGCCTTTGGACTTATGGGAAGTGGAGATCAAAATACCCAAGAAACTAATGTTGCAAAGTCAACCGCAAGTGCAGTACAAAATCTTAATACCGCAAGGAACACTGAAATTGCTAACGTTATTTCTAAGATACATGATAATGCAGCGGCATTAGCAAAAGGACAAGCAAAATCAGACTTAGATTCTGCTACCAATACTCTTGCTCTTAGAGATAAGGCACAACAAGATGCGACTGCTTCTGCAACTACAATGGCAAAAGCTGGCATCACAGCTGAACAACTACAATCAAAAGACCCAGAAACATACCAAGCGATGCTTTCTCATCTCGGAGGTGACGATAACTTAATGAAAGCTATTTTTGCTCTCAATAAGCCACAAGCCAATGTTCTTGAAGGTAAAGTTGTTGGAAGTACTTACTACCAAGTTACAAAAGACCCATTAACAGGAAAGATAACAACAGAACATTTTGATCTTGGTTTCACTCCACCAACTGATTACAATGCTCCTGTTATTGATAGAACTAATGGCACAGCTGTTTGGACACCAAAGACACCAGATCCAAACAAGCCGTTAAAAGACCAAATAATTACCAAGCAGTATGCACCATCACAAATGAGTGCTCTTGGTGGTGGTGGAACTGGTCCAGTTAGTGATGAACTAAAACAAGGTATTGCAAACGGAATATATGATCCAAACAAAATAAACAGTAGAACCTTATCAATATACAACGACCTTGCAAAAGCATCGGTTAACGCTTCTGCTGCGCATGCTGATATTTCGTCAAAAACAAAGGCATACGAAGACGCAATTCGTTATGCTTCTGTTGCTCAACGTACAACCAGTGTTCTTGATAAGAACATGCCACTTATGGAAGGACTTGCTGATAAGGTTAATACACTTGGGGTTCCTGGAATTGATAGAATTGTTGCAGGAGCGCAGACATACACAGGTAATAATCCTGATGTTATCAAGTACGTTAACACTATTAAAACTCTTCGTTCAGAGTATGCAAATATGCTTGCTAAAGGTGCTCAAGTTACCGAATCAATGCGAGCAGATGCAGAAGAAGCTATCCCAACAGGTCTTTCATCTGACGGCTACAAGGCGCTTGCAACACAGCTTAAACAAGAAACAAGTAACATAATCAGTGCTGCAAATGAGTCTGCAAAAATAGTTGCTCCTGGACAAGGAAATCTTGGAGTTAGTGAGACAAAAGAAGCGAACGGTCATACATACCAAAAAGTGCAAGGTGGTTGGAAGTTAATAAAATAAAGTATGCAGCCAAAAGACTTCCTCACTGATGATGAAATGAACAACATGGCAGGTGGAGATCAGCAAACAAGTCCACAAAGTGGTTCTGTTGCTCCACCAGCTTTTATACCTGATGAAAAAGCAGATACGTTTTTTAGTGCTAATGAACCAACACCTGCACCAACTGAAACAGCACCAAAAGCTTCTAAGTTTAATCAATTTGCGCAGGGTGTCGCAAAAGGAGAGCTAGAGACAGTAAAGGGGTTAAGTGGTTTTGGGGCATCTGTATTAAATGCAACATCAAAAAGTGCGGAGAAACTTGCAAAAGCTCTTGGTGGAAAAGGAACCCCAGCAATTCGAGCTGAAAACATAATACCAGAATCGATGACACCTGCTCTTGAAGCAAAAACACCATATGAATCTTTTGGAAAAGGAACAGAAACAGTTGCAGAGTATGCTTTAGGTGGTCTAGAAAAAGCAGGAGTTGGAATTGCTAAAACTACAGGGAAAGTACTAACTGATAAGTTACTCGCTCCTCTTACTAAAAAAATACTTACAAAAGGAGCAGAATATGCTACTGACTTTGCGACTGCTTTTGGACAAGCAAAATTACATGGGGCAGATAATAAGGAAGCCACCATTGCAGGAGCATCTGTCCCCGTTGTTAATACTGGTCTAAAACTTGTTGGTAAAGGACTAGGTGCTATAGCTAAAAAAGTTGGTACAACTATTTCCGATCAAGTCTCTGCAAAAACACCAGAGTTTTATGATTCTAAGATACTTCAATCTGTTGGTGACACCTGGAATAAAGTTTTCCCCACGTCTGTATCTACTTTAAAAGGTGCTGCAAATAAAGGCGATACAGCGCTCGAAGGATTACACAATTCTGCTGCAAAAGTTGTCTCAAATATTGTTGAAAATAAAAACATTTTAGGGTTAGTAGATGACGCAGGAAATGCTAGACTTCCACAAAATAGAGCTGAGATGTATGATGCGACCAAAGTAATGAAACAGAATGTATACAAAGCATACACTGACATATTAAAAAAAACAGACCCAAAACCTTTTATCGATGGTGTACAAGCTGATTTTAGAAATCTTTTACACAAGCTTAATAATAAACTTGTAACAGAAAACAGTCTTGATGGACAAAATGCTATTTCTAATCTTATACGAGAAATAAGAGACGCTCCTGATTTGTCACCAACAGGGCTACAAAACTATGTAGAAAGGTTAAACGCACGATCTCAGTCAGTTTTTACAGGCGGTAGCCCTGCTGCTATGGCAAATGAATCTGCTTATGTAAGTAGTGAAGTTCGTGACATTATTTCTAAAAATATAGAAAACCTTAAAGGAGATGAGTATAAGCAACTTCGTTCTCTATATGGTGCTTATAAAACAATAGAAAAAGATGCAGAAAGAGCTGCTAGAAGTTATATCAATAAAACTGGTAATAAACTATTTGAAGGAGCTTCTAACATAATAAGTGGCGCTGATACCCTTGTAGGGCTAGCAACACATGATCCAATGTCTATTATTCGTGGCATGGCAATAAAAGGTGCTGAAAAAGCAAACGCATATCTAAAATCACCAGAAAGAAATCTCAAGAAAATGTTTGATGAAGTAGAAAATATCTACAATGTTGCAAGTAAAAAGGGCGAGTATGGAACACCTTCTACAAGAATAAATAAACCTGAGTCAGTTATAAGAAAAGAGGTACCAAAAGAACCACTACAATTACCATCTGCAAAATCTTCTGTTAGAAGTGAGGTTAGGAATCAATCAGTCATTCCTCTACAAAAAACGTCAGAATCATCTCGAGACACAGAAATGGTTAAGAAACTAGGCAAAGACTATGAGCAAGTTTCAGAAGATACAAAATCATTATGGAAAATGGGACAAGAACACTCACCTGCTGAACAATTTTCATCACCAAACTTTGGAGAGAAAGATAAAAAAGCAATCAACGACTTTTTAACATCCCAACCAGATGCAACTGCTCTTGCTAGTAAAGAAAAGTTGTCATCAATGATTGAACAACAAAAGGCAATTATTGACCATTTGGAATCATCAGGAGTAAAAGACCAGATAGACAACCTAACAAAATATGAAGGAAGGCGTGGTGAATTTAAAGGTGAGCTCAATTTAAACAATGGACAAGGGAAGTTTGGAAAGTCAGGAGATACAATTCTTCGTGAAGTGTTTAACGACACAAACAACAGATACACATCAGAAGAGCTTGCACAAAAGTACTATGATCTAAAAACATCATACAAAAACGCAAAAGAAACATTAGATTATCTTAACAATCAAGATAAGTCACTTGATGTTCGTGGTGGTAAAGTATTTGGTGCAGGAGGGGTGGCGCTTGCAACTGGGGCGAGTGCTATGGGTTCTGAAAAAGCTAGCGCAGATGAAGGTCCTTCGGTAAAAGATAAAATAAACTCTTTCTTAGGAAAAGAAACGTATACACGAGAAAAGACACCAGAGGAAGAACTATCAAGCATACAAGCTATTGCAAAAAGAGCACTTAAAACTGGGGCTGTTAAAGACGTGCCTGGTGAAATGAGTAAACCTGTACCAGAACAATCCAAAGAAGTGCCACAACAATCACAACAAAAAAGTATGCATATTCCAGAAAAAGGAATACTAGAAGGTGTTGACATCACTAAATGGGCAACTGATCCAAATCACGAAAGAAATTCTGCTAAGATATACAAGCTTATGCCTAGTGTTGCTACATCATCAGAAATAGACCAGTACATAAAGTCAAAAGCTCCTAATTCTAAAATTAATGGTCAAATGGTATTAAAAGCTGCAAAGGACTACAATGTTCCTATTAAAGTAGTTTTGACTATAGCACAGCAAGATAGTATGTTTGCGACAAAAGGGTTAGGTAAGCGTACAAATAACCCAATGAACTGGGGAAATGACGATACTGGACGTATTGCAAAGTTCAAACGTGTTGAAGATGGTCTACGTCGTGGTGTAGAGCAACTTAGTAAGTTTAAAGTAAACTAAAATGAAAGTATTATCTGCTGTAAGTAAAAAAATAGAGAAAAGTATTGAAGAAAATAAGAAGTTGAAATATATTTTCATTACTTTTGGTGGTGAATGTTTTCCTATTGCTAAGAAATTGCAAGATGAGGGCTGCTCTGTGGTGGTTGGAGTTATCCAGGATAACAAAGATATATTAACTAAAGAAGAAGTTGCAAGCCATAAGCCAGAAGACCCACAAGATAAAAAAGCAAGATTATCAAATTACGACAATATTTTAACAAAATGGACTGCAGAAGAAGTAATTGAATGGGCAGAAAGTGTTGAAAGTCCAAGTGAGTGGTTCGTTTTCTCTGACATCAATAATACTTTCAAGTATATGGAACCACTGCGCAAAATGGGGTTCACAGGCCTTATGCCAACAGAAGAAGAAAGAACTCTCGAATCAGACCGAAACAAAGCCAAGGAATTCGTTGCTAAGCACTATAACAAGCTTAAAGTAGCGGAAGTACAGGAGTACAAGACAATCGATGAAGCTGTGTCATTTCTGGATGAAACAGAGGATATTTGGGTGCTTAAGCCGTGTGGCGAAGTTGGTAAAACCGTTGTACCACAAAAAGATGACCCAGAAATGGCAAAAAATGCTCTCATTGATTGTTTGATGGAGCATAAAAGCGATTATGAAGCACAAGGGTTCATCCTAGAAAGGAAAATTCCTAACGTTAAAGAGCTTACACCAGAAATTGTATTTTGGAATGGCACACCAGTCTTTACCACAATGGACCTTGAAAATAAAGCAATTGGTGATGGAAATATTGGTTGTCAGTCCGGGTGTTCAGAATGTTTGGTGATCAAGACTGATATTCAAGCAAAAATAAATAAGATTGCCTTTCCACCAATCGTGTATGAAATGGCAAAAAATCATAAAGGTATGTTCGTTTGGGATGCTTCAATTTATGTTGATGAAAAAGATCAGATGTACTTCGGAGAGTTCTGCGCTAATCGAATGGGTTGGGACAGTATTTTTGCAGAAATTGTAATGTCAGGTAGTGCTAGTTCATTTTTTGAAGCAATAGTGAACTCAAAGAATCCTTTTGAGGAAGAATTTGCTGTAACTTCTCGTGTTTTTAACATTCTCCCTAATGGTAAAATGATGGAAAATGGACTTATTCAGTGGGATGAAGATATTGAAGAATACGTGTTTGTGTACGATATGAAAGAAGAAAACGAAAGAAAAGTAACAACAGCCGTCTCATGGGACACAGCAATCATAACAGGATGTGGTGAATCGCCAGAGGAATCAATTGAAGAGCTGTATAATAACTTGGATAAATTCGATTTTGAAGCTGGGTACTATCGTTCTAAAATTGACTTCCTTTCTAAATCATACCCTAGTGCTATCATGACCAGGTACAACTACTTACTACAAAGTAAACTCATATGACAACGCCTCGTTACATATTGCTCCACAATACAGAAGTTTCTTACAAAGCAAACCCCAACCAATGGGAAGCAACAAATAACTACCACAAGCAACTATTTAACTTTAAATCTTCTCTTGGTTTTTATGGAGGTTACAACTACGAAATTGCAAAAGATGGAAGTGTAAAACAGTTCAGAGCTGATGGTGAATTAACCGCAGCAGCACTTCTACACAATTCTGATAGTATACACATAGCTTTGGATGGGAATTATGATATAGAATTACCCACAGATGAGCAAATAAAAGCCGTCACTGCACTTATTAAGGAAAAGATGGTTAAGTTCTCAATCCCTGCATCAAACGTATTGCTACATCGATATTTTGCAACTACGAGTATACGCGACGGTAAGTTCACTAAGAACACTACAAAATATAAAACGTGGGATGGCTGCGCACCTTACAAAACGTGTCCAGGAGCACTTCTTCCTGATAACTGGGGAATGCTCCTCGTCGCTCCACCACCACAAATGGTATCTGTCGAGGATGTCACCACTGCTATTTCTATACTCGATAGAATAAAGCAACTTTTACTAAATTATCTTACGCAAAGAAAAGCTCTTGGTGCGCCTGTACACGAGCGATTCGAAGCAATATAAACATGAATCCACTAATAAAAGCTCATATCTTAGAAATTGTTCAAGTTTTCGTAGGTATTTTAATTCCGCTTGTTGTTGCTAACCTCAACACTATGGATTTTACCAACCTAACAAAAGCAAGCTTACTTTCTTTTGGTATGTCTGTAGTTGTTCAGGCGGTAAAAGGTACTTGGAACCATTTCTTCCCAAATATTCAGTTGGCAAAAGCGCAATATCTTGCTTCAAAGGCTAGATAGGTACTTTAATTCTGCTCTTAATGGGCAGAAATTAGGGCATCTGTCCTAAATGTAGTTCTTTGTTTTGTAGCCTCCTATACGCTGGAATAATACCCTTACAGAGTGGGAATCCAGCAGTAGCTAACAAGCTCTCTTTGCGCTATCTGTGCCAATAATTCAACGGTTATTGGCTCTAGCGTATAGGAGGCTATTTATGAAAAACCCTGTGTTAAAAGAAGCAGACTACAAAAAACTCGCCCTTAACTGCATTGTATGTGGTAAAGGCGTCGAGGGTTGGTATGCTTCATTCGAATCTCGAGGTGTATGCTCTAAAAAGTGTATGCTTGAACAAGATGAAAAGATACAACAAGAGAGACAGGTACGGTATGAAGCTTATTGTAAAAAATTCAATCTATAAGTTTGTTTACATCTTTTTTTGAATGGCAACAAAGTGATATAGTTTGTTTCAACTAAGGAGTAATATCATGCGCAACTTTCGTCTCGCTCTTGTTCTCGTTATTCTGTGTTGGTTTGTCTCAGGTGAGGTGTTCGCAAAGAACATCACCCCTGATGACCTGTACGACAAAGAATATCTCATCTACGGTCAGTGTGGGTACAAAGACAAAACTGTTGACTGCTTCGTGTTCCAAATTGACAACAAGTTTTATCTCGTATTCGGTGAAGAACGTGACAAGCAGGGTGAAAAGAAAGTCCAAGCAATCTGGCTCATCACCAACCCTTCCAAGATTGGCAAAGCACCTCTCACAGAGGATGATGCCAAGGAAGTGTGGAACATCGACAAGGTGGTGTGATGTGTATACAACACGCACAGCACCTGACGGAGCAATGCTTGTGCGTGAATACAGACTGTGTATGCTTTGTTTCTGCATGTTTTGCAGAAATGACGAGCCTAGCCAGTGGGTCATCAAAAATGGCTTGCACTACTTTGCGCACAACCGTTGCATAGAAAAACACACCAACGAAGAAAGGAAATTGCTATGAGCTACACAAGATTCCTTTGCACAATTTGCCGAAAACCACTACAAGGAAAAGTCTATGTGGTTGGAGTACACCACCTTCACCAGATGTGCTACGCAGATTCAACTCGGGGCGTTCAGGGTTATAAACCTGATCGAGAGTATGACTTCAATCCTGAGCCAACACATCTGCAAGGTGTTGATTACAAGAATATGTTGCAATGAGCGTGTATGTTAATATATCAAACTCTCCGCAAGGAATACACTGGTTAAAATCCAGTCACGCTCGCCACCACCTTAAAAAGGTGGTGTAATTATATAAAATCTATTGACATAAAATACACAAATGCTACAATATACAAGACGTCAGAAATTTCTCAAATAAGAAGCTTTTCATCCTCAGGTGTTAAGCTTTTTATTTTGCCTTATTATATTTCTCCATTAACTGCTCTTTTAAATGTTGTAAATCTAACTCATCTACTTCGTTGTTTTGTGCAATAGAAAACCAAATATCTCTTAAATCATCTGGTGTCTTTGCTTCTATTATTGCCTTGTAGTATATATCTAACCAGTTTTTCATATTAATCTCTAAAGCTCTTATTCGGATCTAACGCGTACCCTCGTTTCCTCTGAAAACTATAATGGCTTTTCGCACACTTAATTCTAGCGGCACGCAATGGAATACCAACACGTTTTGTAGCGGTACAGACTTGGATATGTCTTTTGATGTAGTCTTGCATGAGATTTTTACTTGTCTTTAATTTCTTTAACAGTAATAACAAAGTCATCAACTCTTTTTTCCATAGAAACATACCTCATGATTTGCAGGCATGTACTTGCTATGATTCTATTTTTGCTGTTTTCTAGTTTTTTAAGAAGTTCCTCTTTTTTTAAATCAAATTCTTGCTCTAATTGTTCCGTAATTGCTTTTTTAATAGCATCAATAAGAGTTTTTTCTACGTTAAAATTTGTTGACATAATTAGTTTTGTTTAGGAATAAAAGATAATATGTGGGCTACAACATCTACAGTCCAGCCATCTCCAATAACTCCAGCCGCTTTATTTCTTGTAAGGCAAGAAGTATACCCATCAGGTAGTGTTTGTAGTCTCTCTAGTTCTTTTTGTGTGAAATATCGAACATCTTCTCCATCAAACAAAAGATATTGTTGGGGGCTTTCCATAAGAGTATGTACTTTATCAGCCATCCTACGTCCTCGACGAGTCGAGGACGTAGGATATGAAAAATCTACAGCTTCTCCTTTTCTTATATCTGTATACCCTTTTTTTGTTGCTTCTTTAACTCTCAAACAGGTTTCACCACTATCGTCTACGATAGTGGTGAAACCTGTTGCCAAATACCTACGAAGCATTTTATTTTTGTTCACTAGAGGTCTACTTTCACTTTCTAGTATTGCTCTAGCTTTAAATCGATCTGTAAAACCATCTTCAAGAATATTTTGTAATATTATACCTTTATCTATAGGTTGTGTGACTCCTTGAATATTGGTCCAATAAAAACGATTGCGAAGCTGTGCAGAAACTAGAGAAGAGTTAATATTGTATACTTGTACTTCTGGATATATTTCACGAAGAATATTTGTGATAATATCTTCCCACTCTTTCTTCATCTTCACATTTTCAAGCAAGAAATACTTTGGTTTAACTTCTTTTAGTATACGAATGTAATCGTAAAATAAACCTGATTTACCATCAAATCCTTCTTTCTTCCCAGCATTAGAAAACGACTGGCATGGAGAACCACCAATCAATAAATCAATATTACTTTCTTCAGAACCGAAATAGTATAATTGAGTAAACTTCCTTAACAACTCCTTAACGTCTCCAAGCTGAATTATATCCGGATAATTATTTCTAGATACTTTCAAAGCATCTTCTTTTATTTCACTAGCATAATATCTTTCAACATTTATACCAGCACGTTCAAGAGCTATATAACCACAAGATATACCGTCAAATAGCGATAGTATTTTCATAATATTTAAACTCTAATCACATTATCTGGTAATACTGGCATGATTGATTCGATTTCTTCCTTCTTGTAACCTGCAATACCAGTTCCCACAGCAGTAAGAAGAAACTTTGTACCCGGATGCATCTTTGCATACCACACTAAATCTTGGAGATAGTAAGAAATCGTTTTTAATGGCAATTTCTGCATATTTGTGTCCAAGGTTGGTATTGCGTAGCTTTTACCTTGCCTACCGCTTCCTATGCCTTGGATTGCCCCAAAATCGAGCATGGCTTGCAATGCTGCGCCACCGTAGTGGTAGCCGTTGGTATTAGATCCAAACACGAATACTTCGTCATTATCTAACTTGGTGATTAAGTTGTCTTTTCCTTTAGTCATACTAGTGTAATAAACAATACGAAGTTGATAAATTGTTGTTTTTACAGACTTTAAATTTTAGAAAATTAATCCCAAAAACTAAACAGATAACGAGCGCAACGAAGATGAAAAGTAGAAAATTTTTCATGCTATTCATTACTATCATCAGTTTCTGTAAATTTACCATCGACCAATTTGTACCAAACTTCTGCTTTAATTTCTGTACCATCAACTCTTGCAGATACTACGTGCAGTGGCTTGGCATCTGTAAACTCTTTACCTTCTTGCCATTCAGCAAGCACGATAAAACAACCAAGAGATGCTTTAGCTTTAGCCTTTCGACCAATAGAACACGCAATGGCATCATCCCCAGATGTCGCACTGTGGGCACCATACCCAGATGTCGCACTGTTGGCACGATTCCCAGATGTCGCACTGTGGGCATAATCCCCAGATGTCGCACTGTGGGCATCATCCCCAGATGTCGCACTGTGGGCACGATTCCCAGATGTCGCACTGTGGGCATCATCCCCAGATGTCGCACTGTGGGCACCATACCCAGATGTCGCACTGTGGGCATCATCCCCAGATGTCGCACTGTGGGCACCATACCCAGATGTCGCACTGTGGGCAT